GCACCGCTTTCGACGGCATGCTCGGTGATCTCCGCAGGCGATTCGAACTGCTCGGACTCCGCGCAGTCGAAGTCGATGATCTGGGTGATGCCGCCGGTTGTCGTCCACTCGATTTCGAAGGACATGCGTCACCTCTGCGGCAGCGGGTGTGCCGCGTCGTTCTGGGTATTGAGGTGACGATCGAGTCGCCTCACGACTTGATCCGGATTCCCCGCACCGCTGACCGTGATGTGATTCGTCGTGCGCCGGTTATCGTGCACCGTCGTCGCCCCTGCGGTGGCTGGTGCAGCGATTGCGTGGTTGCTCCCCGCGATGTCCGCCCAGTCGTGGGCGACGCCGCTGACGACGCTCGAGATGGCGTTCCACGCCCCCTCGAACGGGTGTGCAATCGCCTGCCCGACTCGGCTCATCACATCGATCACAGGCCGAACCCACGCAATGATCCGGTCCATCGCTCGCGAGAGCGCGCCGCCGAGGGCGTCGTCGATGCCGTTCCAGAGGCCGGTGAATGCGTCGCCGACCTGCGTGACCCATCCCTGCAACGTTGTCCACGCGCTCGACAGTCCAGTGGTGAGCGACGTCCACAGATTCGAGAGCACGCCCACGACATTGTGAAGCGCGAGCACGAGGCCATCCCACGCCTCGCGTAGCATAGCCACGAACCGTCGCGCCGTTCCCACGCCGAACATGCGGTCGATGAACTGGCCAATGGCACTGTTGCCGCCGGTGAAAAGCGCGATGAGATCGTCGATGATCAGGACTGCTGCGGCGACACCGAGGAAGGCGGCAGCCTGCGCGCGCGCCATCTTCCAGAACTCTGGTGTGAGTCCACGGAGCGCAGAGATCAGTCGCATGACTCCAAATCCGGCAAGCGCGGCGAGTCCGAGTTCGGCGACATGCGTGCCCCGCGTGAGTCGCGAGAACCACGCGATCGCCTTCGATACCCACGTCGCCAATTCCGTGAGGCGAGGGAGCAATGCTGTCGCCAGCACGCTCTTGAGCGACATCGAAGCAGTGCGCCAATCGTCGAGCGCATCGCCGAAGGCATCCGCTGAATTGATGGCGTCGTCCGACAGCCCGCCGCCGAGATCCTGGAACCGCTGGCGCATCTCTGCGAGCCCGCCGTTGCCGTCATGGAGCACTCCGACAAGGCGACGCCCTGCGTTGCCGAACAGCTGAGTGGAGATCTGGACGCGCCGGGCCGGATCCTGAATGCTGCCCATCGACGTCGCGATGTCATTCATCACGTCGTTTACGGGGCGCATCTGACCGTGTGCGTCGGCCAGACGAATACCGAGCGCATGGAATGCACCGGCGGCCGGCCCAGTCCCGGCGTGAGCTTGCTCCATCCGCTGCGACAGACCAGTCAGTGCAGCGTTCACCTGTTCGCCGCGGACGCCAGCCTGCCCGAATGCGTACTGCAACGCTTGCAGGTCGTGGGCAGCAATACCGAGTCGATCGCTCGCGTCGTTCAGATTCGAGCCGAGTTCGGTGACCTCCTGCACGAGGTCGCGGATGCCCATGACGATGGCGCTGCCCGCGATCGCTGCGCCAAGCGCCTTCAATGCGCCTTTCGTCCCCTCGATTGCTGCCTGCCCATCGATGAGCGGCTGGTCATCGAACTGGATCCCGAAGACGGCGGCGAGTTCACGGAGGGCGGACACGGGTCACCTCTGCTGTTCTTCCCAGGCACGGCGCTCTGCATCCTCGATCGCGTCGAGCACGTCGTTGGCCTCGAGCACCTGCTCCAGCGACCACTCGGTCAGGATTGTGTGGAGCGAATCCGTGTACCGGCGACTCGTTGCGATCCGATGCACGATCCACGGCACCTCCTGGGGCAGCTCTATCCGGACGCCTTGGCGGCGGCCTTTTCGGCGCGAGCGGCGACGAGCTTCGCCGTCACGCCTGCGAACAAAGGGCCGTAGTTCAACCCGAGGCAGAACTTGAACCATTCGAACCACTCGTCGATCGCACCGGCGAAGAGCACGTCGAACGTGCCCCCCGCGAGGGCCACGAGGTTTCCGGTCCCTGGCTCGATCTCCGCCTGCGTCTGCTCGGCGAACGCACGCGAGATGACCTCGAGATCGTTCTCGCCGATTGAATCGAGCAGTCCCTCGAGCGACGCACCCGTCGCCGAAAGCAGCTCGTCGATCGAGGCGAGCTTCGCGATGGTGGGTCCGACCGCCTTCATGATCTTCGTGCCGATCGTGATCGCCTTCCCCGAGGGCAGCGGCGAGACCACGTATGCCCGTCCGAGAAGCGTCGTCTTCTGTGCTCCACGCATGATTCAGATCCTCCGCATCACAGCGACTGGCTGCCCGAGAAATCGAGTTCGGCGTGGGCGAGTCGGATCGTCCACTCGTACTCGGCCACTTCCTTGCCGCGCACGAGACTCGGCGGCTTCTGGATCCACGCCTTGTCCGAGTGCGCCAGCAGCACGCCGCTCGATCGGTCGCGAACTTCGAATTCGCCGACGCCCGCGCCGTTCGGGTTGTTGATGTCCGAGAGGCGCAGCGCCGAGAGGAAGTTGTTCGAAAGCGAGGTCTGAAGCAATTTCAGCTTCACGGTCGCACGTCGATCATTCGTCTTCGCGCGCGCGACTTCGCCGTCGGCTCCGACCTTGTCGGTGAAGTCCTCAGATTCGGTCTCGATCGTGACGAAGTCACCATCGGCCGTGCCGTTGCCAACCAGCGTACCCGCGAGGGAGACGCTCACCTCGTCGGCTGCGTACGTTGTGGTGCGAGTGTTGATGGTCATGGCTCAGTCCCTCACGAGGTCACAAGGCCGTTGATCTGCACGGCGTGGATCGCACCAGCGAGCTGCGCCCCGAAGTTCACGTTTGGTAGGACGCGCGATGCGCGCGTCGCGGGATCGATGTCTGCGGCAGCTGGCGCCGTGATCGTGGGCGCCGGCGATGAAGCCAGCCCGCCTGCGCGGATTCCGTCGCCGAGCACGCTCTTGACCCGCCCCTTCACCAGGTCGATTCCCGCGTCGGTGTAGGGGACCTTCGCGTTGTTCACGAGCAGGCCGAAGATGCCCTCTTGGAGGCGAGCGACGAGCCAGTCGCGGAAGCGGATCACGTCGCACCACTCGCCGCCGGAGACCTTCCCGCCCTGCGTCACGTCGACGCCAGCGATCGTGATGTAGTAGCCGACGTTCTTCGCGGCGAGGTTCGCCTGCTGCGTGGCCGTCAGCACGTAGGACGAGACGCTCGCCAAGGTCTTGAACGCCCACGTGTCCGAGCCAGGATCGGCAGGGAGCCGCGACCCGAGCATCGCAGCGGCGATCGCGTCGAGCCCGATCGTCGGATGGAATTCGAGGTGCGTGCGGAAGAAGCTGTGGACCTTGAGGTACCACGCGACGGATGCGGTGTCGGAGCTGCTCGCGGTGTCGCTCACGGCCGTGTCGCAAGTCTGCGCGACGAACATCAGTCCGCCCGTCGACTCCGCCCACGCTGCCGCCGCTTCGATTTCGGCCGCGCCGTTCGAGTCGAGCACGAACCCGTAGAAGTCCGGATCCGCGAGATAGATCGCGGCGAGGTCCGTCGCGATGCCGGCATCGGCGGTCGCGTTCTGCAGTGTCAGGTTCGAGTGAACCGAGTCATGCTGGTACGAGACCTTCTCGGGAGCGGTGAGCGTCGTGGTCACCACGACCTTCGTGCCGCTCGATCCGTCGGCCGTCACCCGTGCGCGCACGCCCACGGTGAACGTGCCGGCCGTGCCGCCCTGCGCGGGCGTGTGCACGTTCGTGACCGTCGCGAACCGCTTCCCGGTCCCGGTTGCGGTGTTGCCGCCGCCAGCCGAGATCGTGAACGTGTCGGTGATCGTGTTGCCGTTCGAGTCAGTGCCGGTGATCGTCGCGCTACCGCCCGTCCAGTTCGCGTGCGACGAGAACACCATCTCGAGCGCGCGCGGTGGATTCATCGCGCCGAGGCCGATCGCGCCGTTCAGCTGCGCGCCCGCGTAGTCCAGTGCACCCGAACCCGACGCGCCGCCCGTGGCCAGAATCGCTGTTGCGTTCGCCTTCAGATCCGGCGCGTTGTTGATTGCGCTCGCGAGTGCCGTGCACACCGCGGCGAGATTGTCTCCGCCGGCTGCGGTGTACGTGCACAGATCGCTGCCGATCGTGATCGCGTACACCAGGCCGGTCGAGACCGAGTTCGGCGTGAGATTCACGACCTGCGTCCACGGATTGGTGCGACGTCCGATCTTCACCGAAGCGGGGCGCGGAGACTGCGCGAAGATCGCGGCCGCATCGAGGTACGCCGGATCACCGGGCAGGTGTCCGTCGGCCGCGATGCCCACCAGATCGGTGTACACGCGTACGCGATCCGCGTTCAGCGAGTGATACGCCGCAATCATCGGCGTCCCGAAGCCTTTGCGCGTGGGCGTCTTCGTGGTCGTGCTGATCGTGACGGAGACGATGTCCTGCAAGCTCATGGCATCACCTGGTTCGTGATCTGCTCACCCGCTGGCAGAGGCGCCCCGGATGGATCATTGAGAGAGACGCTGCTGACCCGGACCTTCTCGATCGTGCCGGTCTGGTCGGCCGTGGTGCCGCGCTCGAACGACGTTGCGTTCAGACGCACCTCGAACAGTGAGCGCGCGATCCAGTGCTGATCTACGCGGTAGTCAGCCTTGATCGTGTCGCTCACGTCGACGAGCCCGACGTTCATCAGCTTGAACGCCGCGAGCGACGACGGGAGCCGGATGCGTCCGCGTGCTGTGTCGCAGAGCGAACGTGCATGCGGCGCGGACGGCAGCGTGTTCAGCGTCTCGATCGAGACCTGTAGCGAGAGCTTCCGGTCTCCGACCTGAACCGGGGTCGCATTCGCACCGGGGTCGGTCGCGTCGGCGATCGTCACGTTGATCGGTGCCGTGAACGGCACGATCGCGGTGATCTGGTTCGCGCAGCGAACGAACGTGCCGCTCGATCCGTTCGCGAACGTCGGCGATCCGGGGAGCGCTTGGATCGCAGCAGCAAGACCGACGCACACGACGTCGAGCGTGTCGCCCGGGTTCGCTGTGTACGATGCAGCGCCGCCCGCGGCGGTCACGCCGTAACTCGTGCCAGCCGTGATCGGGCCAGTCGGCGTCACGATCGTGACCTGCGCATCCGGCGGATAGACCGTGCCATCGATCTCCCACCGCGTTTCATCGCGACCGATGCCGATGGTGGACACCCACGAGAGCACGACTAGCGTGCCGTTGTGCCGCGGGCGCGGTTCGTTTTCCCACACGACGACGAGGCCGGGAGGGTTTCCGAGGAGCGCCGCGATCCACGTGACGAGCGCCGGCTGGAGCGTTTCGTAGTTCACGATTCACTCTCCACCGCGTAATCAACGCTCGATCTCAATTGACCCGTCGAGATCAGCGGCTTGCTTGAGCCCTTCGCCGCAATGGTGCTCGGTGCATTCGGCGGCTCGATCCCGCGCGAGATCCGCGCTTGGATCATGCCCTTCGCCAGCGCGCCGAGTTGCGCCATCGCCTGCTCGGGCGTGATCTGGCTGAGAATGATGCGTTTCGCGAGTGCGGCCTGCGCCGCGTGGATGCGATCGATGTTCTCGTCGACCGTCGCGCGAATGAACGAGCGCTGTGGAACGTGGCCGCCACCGAACTCGTTGATGACCGCGACCTCGAGCAGCGTGGTGCCCGAGTCGTCGGCCTTCATCGCATCGGCCAGGATGCCGACGCGCACGCGCATGTTGCCCGCGAGTCGATGGGCGAGTGCGGCGAGCCCTCGATCGCGATCGGTTACGGCGGCGGTCACAGGAACCTCCCGTCGACGCCCTGGCCGGCGAGCCACGGCCCACCAGCAGCTACCTGCGCGAGCTTCAGCCACTCGCGGTGGTAGGTCGTATCGGCCTCGTCGGATTCGAGGCGGGACATCTGCCCACTGGGAGAGATCGAGAGCAGGTGGCCCGCGAGCAGCGCAACGGCGTCGTCGATCAGCGTGCCGAACAGCCGCGCGTCACACCGCAGCGCAGCCGAGTTCAGCGCGGCCGCGACCTGTGTGTCGGCCGTAGCGGCGAACTCGGGATAAGCTGCTTTGAACGTCGCGGCCGTCCATGCCACGGATCACTTCCCCTTCTTGCCCTTCGTCGCCTCTTCGAGCAGCGCATTCGCGCTCGCGAGGTCCGCTTCGAGCTTCGCGATCTGCTCGCCCGCCTGCGCGAGATCGGCCGGGACGAACTTGAGCTTCGCCGCGAGAACTGCGTTCTCGTCGTTCGCCTTCGTGAGCGACGCCTTGAGACTCGCGATCGAATCGTTCGCGGCGTCGAGGTTGGCCGTGAGCTTCGCCACGACCTCCGGCGTCACCGCCGGCAGTTCGGGCGGCGCCGCACGATCGAGCACCTTGATCAGGCCCGCGCGCTCCATCACGCGGAGAGCCGGCGAGTCCTTCGCGTGGCCCTCCGTCTTCGGAGCAACGTCCTCGATGGGGGCGGTGTGCAGATTGAGGATCCGCATCACACGCCGTCCATGTACGCCATGCCGAGCGGCTGGCGAACCACGGTGCCACCGCAGCGCGCTTCGCACGCCACGTCGAACCGCAGACCGTGAGCCTGTGGCGGCTGCGCTTCGAACATCAGCGGGACGATCGCCCCTGCGACGGTTACATCGCGCTTGTACGCGACCGCGCGATCGGTCGCGCCGCCGGCCGCCGCGTTCGTGAGGCGGTTCCACGGAATGATCGACTTGATCGAGAGTGCGTTCTCGAGAATGAAGTCCTTGATCGAGTGGTCGTTGTTCACACCGAGCGGCTGCGACAGCAGCGCGTACTGGTTGATCGGAACCACCAGCACGTCGGCCGAGAACACTTCCATCGACTGCGTGATCACCTTGCGTTCCAGCTTCTGGATGTCCGCGAGGATCTGCTGCGGGGTCATGCCCGCCCATACGCCCGCCGCTGCGGTGATGCTGACGTTGCCGTTGTTCAGGAACCCGGTGAGGTTCGGAACGGCGGCCACACCGATCGCCACGATCTCGTCGACCAGGCGTGCGATCAGTCGACGCGCCTGCTCGGCGCGCGCGGTGTCGAGCTGGATGTTCGACCCCTTCGCCTTCGCGAGGAGGAACGCGCGCAGCTCCTGCACGGTGAAGTGGTACTGCGTCGCGATCGTACGGACCGGGACGTAGTTTTCGTCGATGCTGATGTCGACGGACGGAATGTCCTCCGACATGTTCGCGATGACCTTCGCCTTGCCGACGCCGTCCGCGTGCCGCCACGTGTACGTTTCCGCACCGGGATCGACGCCGGGAATCAGCGGAACCAGGTCGAGCGACTTCAGTTCGGGGTACGCCTGCAGCGTGACGACGCGCTCGATCGATTCGAGTTCGCGTGCCAGCACTCCAGATTCGTCGGCGTCGAAGCGAGCGACCGATCGGATCGCGGCGAGATTGAGATCGAATGAGCGGCCCATGTGTCAGTGCTCCGATCAGGTCAGGTTGATCTCGACGAGCACGAGCCCGCCGATGGTTGCCTGCGTGGTGCAGAAACGTGCGTTCGCGGTGCCGAGCGCCGCAGCGGCCGACCCACCGTCGTTGTCCTTGCGGACGCGGCCGAGGACCGAGAACGAGTTCGCGGCGTAGCGCACGAACACCGGATCGGCGGGCGTCACGGCCTGCTCGGTCACGAGCCAGATGCGGCCCTTGCGCATGATCGCGCACGCCTGCCCCTGCGGGTAGGCGACGGTCGTCGTGCTCGGCGGCCAGTTCGTCGGCTTGCTCGGGTCGTAGACCGAGAACCCGAGCGCGCCCGCGCCGGTGATGTCGGTGCCCGCACCGGGGATGATGCACTGGTTGTCCGCCGTGCCCTGCGCACAGAAGCGGCCCGCGCTGATGCCCGCTGCGGTCTGGACGATCTTCGTGAGGATGTCGAGACCGAACGGGTTGTACTCCGAGACCATCCCCTCGTAGGCGATGTTCGGGTCCTGCTGGATTGAGGTCTGAACGCCCATCTCACTTGCTCCCATTCAGCGGCCGACGGCCGCGCTCGAGCGCGTCGCGCTCCGCCTTCCGCTTCGCCCACTCCGCCGAGCCGTCGTCCGCGTCGCTGTCCTGCCGCTCGCCCTTCGCGGGCGGCGGGCCGGACACGATGTCGCGAACGGCATCGAGTCCGTCGGCGCGCTTCTGCGGCGGCTTCGCCGCGAGGTACGCGGTAACGGCTGCGTCGTAGAGCGCGCCCTGCATCTTCGCGTCGAAGACGGCGACGCCCTTCGCGTCTTTCGCATCGAGCTTCACGCTCGGCGCGATCTTCGCGAGAACCGCAGCGCGGATCGCCTCGGGCTTCGCGCTCTTCAGCGCACCCTTCTCGCCGAACACCTCGTCGCCGAGAATCGCGCGCGCGTCGGCGCGGATCTTCTCGCGCTTCGCGAGTGCTGAGTCGAGCACTTCCTCGGGGATCATGTCCTCCGTGACGGGGGCGCCGGTCTGCTCCTCCGTGGACTCGTGCATCGAGATCGTCGCTTCGAGCGCAGCGATCTTCTTGTACGCATCGAGCGACGCGGCCTTCGCGGCGGCAGCTTCCTGCGTGAGGGTGCTCACCGTCTCGTCGATCGCGGCCTGCATCGGCGGGGCGTCGGCGTCGGTGCGAACTTCGAACTCCTTGCCCGCAACCTTGAACTTCATGGCCTTCGGCTCCTCGCGGGCGTCGGCCCGCGTGCCATCGCCCGGTGCGGGCGTGGTCTTCTCTTTCGCGTCCTCGCGCACTTCGACGGCCATGCCGTCCATGCGGAGCCCGACATCGGTTCCCGCGCGACCAGCGCCTGGCGCCAAAATCGCGGCATGGTTGTATCGGCGGTTCCGCTGAACCTGCTGATACGGAACGCCCTCGTACGTGCCGGGCGTCGGATCGATCTCGCACGTGTAGCCCGCGCTGATGTCGCGAAGGTCTCCGCGCTCGATCGCCTCGATCGCAGCTGCATCTTGCACCACGATCGGCGCCGCGACGTAGCGCCCCGCGTCCTCGCGCGGCATGTCCGAGACATGACCTCGCGCCACTTGCGAGTAGTTCGCGGGCGTCACGAGCGACGGCGGATGGTTCACCGTCACGGGTGCGTTGCGAAGCGTCGCGAGCGATTCGGGCTTGAACAACTCTTCGGGCGGGACGAGTTCGCCCCACTCGTTGCCCTTGTCGTCGCGGTACCGAAGAACGCCCGCCTTCGCGATACGTGCGTCGACATCGAGCCCACCCTGAGGGGTGCGCCGGATGTTCGACACGGTCCCGTAGTCGATGCGGACGACGTCGGCCATCGATCATCCACCGACCAGTTCGACGAAGTACTGCTCGAGCGTGATCGAGCCGGTCGCTACCGTCTGCGTGAACGTGAGGTCGAGCGCCTGCGTTGCGGTCGAATCGAAACCCGACCCGGCTGCCGGCGTAGAGTTCCACGGGAGCATCGCGACGAGCGCGCCGAGCGGCATCGTGCCGCTGCCGGCGACGACTTCGCTCGTGAACTTCCCCGAGCCCCAGAGGTTCGCGCTGGTGCCAGAACCGACCGCGCGACACGTGAGTAGAATCTCGAGGTCCCATCCCTTGGCCGAGTGCGCCGCTGCAGCGTCCGGGAGGATCGCCAGCGAGTCGAACACCGCGACCGATCCGAGCTTCACTTTGAAGCGGAGCGTGCCCGGCGTTGTGATGACCGTGGAGATGAGGCCCGATGCGCGAATGCGAAGCGTGCGGCCGACCGCGAAGAAGTTCGCCGGAAGCGTCTTGACCTGCGCAGCGGGGAGCAGCGAGGTCTCGGACGCCGCCGTGATCGCCGCGCCCGCAACCTGCGCAGGCTGCACGAGGGCGGGGCCCACCTGCGCGAAGTAGAACGGGTTCGACGCGTCACCGCCGAGGACGTTCAGCCCGTCAGCGGTCGGGACGTGAGCGACGGGGCCCTGGGAGCCGGCGGGGAGTTGCATGCACGCGAACGTGAGTGATCACGGACGCGCGTTCCAGACGGTGGTGCCACACCTGCACACTCAGTCGTCGAGGCCTGGAACGACCGGGACGGCCACGCAGCGGCACCGCGGGAATGCCCCGGGAAGATGCCGGCCTTCGCCTTCGATCTCGGGCAGCGCGTCGTACGCGAATCGCTTTCCATCGAGTTCGCGGTGCGATTCACGCACGCGTTCGTCGCGCGATGTCGACCACACGAACTCCGTGATGCCTGCGGCTTCGTGCCGGGCCTGAGTGAGGTTCGCATTGAGCGACGTCGTCTCGGTTCGCGCGATGAGCACTGCGCGCGATTCCGTCGCACCCGTCTGCTCGCGGATGCGTCGCGTGATCGTCTCGACGCGCGTGTCACTCCCGGCATCGCGCAACACCCGCTTCACT